TGGAAAGCGTTGACACAATCCACACCGGCGGCTCCGGTGGCATCTTCGAGGGGACCCCCCCATTGCACAACGAGGTTGTGAATGCGCAGAACAGATTTGCCCAGGGCATCAACATACGCTCCCAGATCAATTGAGGTGTCTGCATAGGTAGTCCCGTTGAAATCAACGCTCGCTCGGATGAAGAATGAATCACTCTTGGCCATGCCCCCTCCATTGCACTTCTCCTCTTAACCATGCGCGGTTATGTATGTGGCGCGCTTCGCGCATTTGTACGCCGAGTCGGGGGGGGCCGATAGGCCGCGTACAGGACAACAATACACACAGTGTAGTCCAATCTTCTTGAATCAAAGATTCAGTAGGGTTCATAACCTACCTACTATGTCGGATGATACATGGGAAGGCAGCATACGACCTGGATTAGCGACGAAACTTGGGAACGATTGAAGGACATTCCAGGTGATTCAACCTCGGAACGGTTGCGAAACGCCGTGAAGTTCGCCGATCCTAACGAGGGAATGCGCGCTCGAGCGATTGAACGTAACCGTGACGAACTTCGAGTGTTGATGCACACGATCTACATCGGCATTCAAGATGGTGTGAACATCGATTTTGTGAAGGAATTGCTCGAACTCAACGAATGGATGTGGAACCAATGATTCTTGAAACCGTTCAATGCGCGTATTGTGGCATGGAATGCTTCGAGGAGGAACTCGACGACTTCGACAAATGCCAGGAGTGCATTGTCGAGGATTGTCGGCATCGAAACACCTTCACAGATTACCAGGCGAGCACCGCTCATCGAGCGCGCTTTACCGAACATTGCATCGATTGCAAATCATGGCGTGAAATTCGATTCTATTTCACCGGCGATCAGGCCCGAGCGATTGGGGAATGGCGGAGTGATGAGGTTGAATGAAAAGCAGCTGCATTTGATTCAAGGCGTCCAGGACATTCTCAACGGGATCCTGGAGAACATGGAGAAGGATGAGTTTCACGCTCCGGCGCCCTGGCTACTTGAGAATCTGTGGGCAACGCTGGAGGCGGTCAAGCGTGCCTAAATATCGATGTGAATCCTGCTCGAAGGAGCATTGGACATCATGGAATCCAGCACCAAAGCGGTGTGCTCGATGTGTGAGGCTCTCAAAGGTAAGGGATCAGGCTGAGAGCAACGCGTACACTTTCAAACCCGCCGACAAGGCCGAGAGTGAGAAAGGACACGAGGACATTTAGTCGAACTAAACCTTCGAGGTTGGACTCTTTCTCCTGGCGTCGCTCCTCACGCTCCATGAGCCAGGAGGCAAATCGTTCGGTGCGGGTTGATGCCCGGGTGGGTTCCTCAATGGTTTCATCGGCTGTCATCTTGGCTACGCTCCTTGATCAATTGGAGGACGACTTCATCCTCCGAGAGGGAAACAGGCTCAACGATGACCAGGTAATTGATGCGGCCGGAATTGGAATAGCCCGTCACGTACAGGTCACGGATCACGATGTGGTCCGGATCGAGGATGTCGGTTTTGTTGTTGACCGAGTTTGATGTGGACATCGTGGTGGACGACCAGCCAATTTGACGACCATCTTCAGCCAGCCACTCTTGTCGGGCCCCATCGTAGTCAATGGACAACACACCAGAAACATCAGCCCCACCTGAGGTCATATCGACGGGGAAAATCTCGAACTTCATAACTTTGTGACCCTGGGTGAAGATGCCATCATCAATGATCAGGCGACGGACCTCACTTGAATCAATGGTGCCACGCAAGGTATGACGTGCCATCACTTCTTCCCTCCAGCAATCTTGTGGGCCGCACGTACGGCCGCTTTGAATCCGCCCTTGCGCCACTTGCCGTTCTTCAGTTTGTATCGAGGGGACACACGCTTGAACGCGGCCTTGTATTTCCGGTTGTATGCTGAAGCCTTCCGCTTCTTGGGTGCCTGGGCCGCCGCAACTGCGCCGGTCGTGGTGCCTTCAACGAAGCCCTGGACAACCGCCGGAGGTAGTCCGGTCGCGGTGGCCACAGGCACGAGGAGAGCGTCCGCCAATGCACGCATCTGATTGGCCATGGCCATCTTCTGCCGTTGGCACTCAGGGGAGTTGCACATCGAGGATCAACCTCACTGTTGGGAAAGTGCGAGAGCCATAGCGGCGGACTGGGACAAGGTTTCAACGGTGCATTCCATCATGATGGAGCAGGAAGTCAAGCCGTTAGCCGCGGCGTTGTTTGAGTCCACGGCAAGGTAAATCTGCTCAACGCCGACCAGGTATCCGTTGCGCCAATGTTGAGGAGCAACATCCAAAGTTTCGCTGATGTAATTCAGCGTGGTTCCACCTGCTTGTTCACCGGCCTGGAGTTTGCCCGTTGCGATCACGGAGCGATCAGTAAGGCCGACCATTGCGGTCTGCTTTTGCGTGGTGAGTTGGAAAGCGTTGACACAATCCACACCGGCGGCTCCGGTGGCATCTTCGAGGGGACCCCCCCATTGCACAACGAGGTTGTGAATGCGCAGAACAGATTTGCCCAGGGCATCAACATACGCTCCCAGAT